TATAGATGAAAGTAATTTTATTGACACTTGATAATATCGAAGAAGATATAAAGCAAGAAATTAAAGGAATGTTGCCCTCTAAAGAGGAGGACGAGGAGAGAGAATTAAGAAGAATTATTTCAGGAGATGATGAACAAAATGATTTACCTACAACTCTTTTTATTGACACAACTAAACTTTATAAAGAGACAGAATTCTTTTTTAGGATTGAGAGTGTAAAGGGATTATATTTATCTCCTTTACAATATAAAGAAAATCCCATGATGATTATTTTATTAAATGATAGGGAATACAACTGTAAATTTGACTCAGATATTTATAACAAATTAAAAGAACACTTAAACAATTATTAAAAAAATGGAAGAAAAACAAGAATTGACATTAGGTCAACAAAGAGTAGGAGTTAATTTTAATCCTTCTCAAAAAGAAGAAGTAGTGAAAGTAAAAGAAACATGTGCTTTCTTAATTGACTATCTACAAGGATATAAAAATAGTATCTCGGTTTTACCTGAAAATCAAATACTAAATCCTAAAGAATTTAATGAAAAATATGCTGAAACATTTAGAGCAATTGCCACAGCACAAACAAAAATAGAAGATGCAGCAATGTGGGCTGTAAAAGCAGTAACTAAATAAAAACTAATTATGGAAAAAACATTAGTAAACACAGATGCAAACGGAGCATCAAAAAATGTAAAAGATATTGTCTTTTGGGGTAATGGAGACACTTTTAAATTAATCTCAAAAGCAAGTTCAGTAGCAGAAGGTTGGATGAAAAGTACAAAAGCTATGGAAATAGAAGCTGTAGGCTGTGTAGTTCAAGTAACTACTCAACAAGGAAATAATATAGCAGAAGCAATTACATTTGTCCCTGGAGTTAGAATCAAAGAAGAATATAATACAGAACAAGTAGCCACAGTAACATCAAGAAAATTAGTAAAAATTTAATTATGATTCCATTTTATTACAAAGGAAAAAGAACATTCAACTTAGAATCAGGACAGCAAGACGTAGAAACAATTGAAGGTTTCTTTTTAGAGGAAATGGTTGATTTTGCATTAGGAAAATTACCAAATGATGATAAAATTCAACTCATTGTAAGGATGAAAAACAAAGAAGATAAAGATATTCCTAAACAATTTCCTATTCTTGACAAAAATCAAAAAGTTACGAAAGTAGAGACTAAAATAGTTAGAAGAGATGAAAATTCATCTCATGTAATTGATGATGAAGAAGCTATTGAACGTTGGAAAGAGATTTTTAAAATTAAATAAGTTTGTTTTTGTTTTTTAGAGGGAGGTTATTATTGACCTCCCTCTTTTTATTTTATTAGTATCTGATAGAGTAATTATATCCTTGTAATAATTGCTGTGGCTCTAAAACATTTACTTTTAAACCTGCAAATTTATATAATAGTCCTATCATTTTAGAATCTCCTTTTTCAAATAAAGCAGTTTTCTTTTGATATAAAACATCATCTTCAAACCATCCTGTTGGGTAATAAATAGCAGTTTTAATAGAGGTTTCTACTAAATTTGCAGTATTGCCTATATAAGAAGCTGCTGCAATAGGACGAGAGAATATACCTATAAATTCCTGGGGAGCTAACACAGGAGTGAATGTGGCTATCTCTTTTCTTAATTTCAGGAAGAAATATTGAGAGTATTTTTGAGCATCTGTATCATCCTCTCCATCATCATAACCTAAAAGAGATAATGCTGCAAACATTGCTGCTACAAAAGCTATTTCTGTAATAGTTTTTTTAATAGCTTGTTTTTGAAGTTCAGTATATCCTCCTTCTTCAGGAGATAATTTCCATTTAGCTATTATTTCAGGAAGATTTCCTTTTAGGCGATAAAAATCTTTCATAATGGTATCATAGAAAGCATAATAATGTCCTTCTGCAACATCGCCTACTTCCCAATCTCCCCTTATCTTAAAATATCTATTAGCCCAAAGGGGTAAGAAGAATTTTTTCATAAAGAACAATAATCTATTAATAGAATAATTTTCTACAAATGTTTGATCCATCTTAGCATATGCACCATTTAATTTTTTATTTATGGCATGGATTTTTAACATGTACTCTCTTTCTTGTTCTTTAGTAAACTGAACTCCTTCTTTTAACTTAGGTATTCCATTTTCTCCTTTTTCATAAGCATCATATAAAGATATAATATTCTCTTGACCATTTGGTAATATTTGTTTAACTTTTTTAGCTTTAAGCATTGCTATAAAAATAGTTATTTGCATTTCAAACTCCCCTAAATTTTTACCAAAGAATAATACATCTCTAAGATTAGTTCTTTTAGACCAAGTAAACTTTTCTCCATATTCATTTAAATATTCTCCTTTCATAGGGTCGTAATAATCTATCATTTGCCCTATTAAAGATTTATTATGAGTTTTTGGTATATCAGATAATAAATCTTTTTTTAACTTTGCATAAAGTTCAATTTTAGCTGATGCTACATCTTTGGAAGTAATATAACGTTTTCCTGCTGCTTCTATCATTATTTGAATATTACCTGATGCAAAGTTTACAAACCAGTTAGGTATATTTAACATCATCATATTAGAACCTGCTGCTCCTAATAAAGTATTAGTAAGTTTAACATCACTAACTCCAAACATTGTTTTAATCTCTTTCTGCCATTCATCATAAACATACCTATTTATAATATCTTCAACATTTCTTAACCTTAAATTAGTTTTACCTTTAACAGAAGTTGAAATATTTTGTAAACCCACTGTTTGTTTTAATTTATTGGCAATAGCATCCACCATTCCTTCTTCATTAGGTTGGTTAGTACTTCTTTTTAATTGGTCTACTAATACTTCCATTGTTGGAAGATGCTTAGTAAATAACTTAGATTTTTCTGCACTCAAATAAAAATCTAAAGAAGCTCCCCAAACATTATAAGACTGGTCTTTTATATCTATTTCAAACCCACCTGTCACAGGGATGAATTTAGCTTCCTCCCCTACCATTGTAGTAAGGGCACTTCTAGTTCCCATAATTTCTTCATCCTCTTCAGTTTTTACAAATTTATTTTTAAAATTTGTCCAAAGTCCTTTACCTCCATCTCCTAACACTCTTTCTGAAAGAGTTTTTTGTCTGGAAGGTACTGCATAATAAATATAATTATGAGGGTCTAAATTTAATTGAGCTTCTTCAGCTCTTTGTTGAAGATGTTTTACTGCTTTATATATAGCTTTGCCTTTACTATCTGTAGCATTTTTAAGTTTGAGGTATTTAAAGTTTTCAGCTACATATTTAGAACTAGATTTAATTTTAGGTCTACCAAATTGGTCTAAATAATTTGGGTTAAGTGCTTCAGGCTTTAATTCAAATGAAGAATATTGTGCAGCAGGTTGTTCTTCTATGTAATCAGGATTTGTAGGAATAAATATTTTATAATAATAAACAGGTTCAGTGGTTAAAACTGATTCTCCTAATACAGGATTATATCTGAATTTTTGAACGTGACTATTTTTATACCATTCATTTGTTAACTTGAATTCACTTATTAAATCTTCATTTGCTTCTATTTCTGCTATTGATAAATCTTTCTCAATAGCAAACTCAGCTAAAGCTTTTTGATAATCATCTTGATAGTATTTAGAAGTTTTGTATTCTACCATACTATTGTATTGCTCATATAAATCGCTCAACTCTTTAGCATCTGCTCTACTCATCTTTTCTTGTAATAGTTTAATTTGATTTGTAGTTGAAGTAATAGTTTCTTCTAAAGATTTTAATTGTTCTTTAACATTTTCAGGCATATCTCCTGCTTGAATCTCTCTTTCAAAATCTCTATATTCTTTAACAATAGATGTCATTTGTTCCCAATATTGATTAAGAACTAATTTTAAATTTTTGGCAGCAGCTTCATCTTTATATTCCTGTTTATCTAAGAGTTGATTAATTTTTTCTAAAGTATTTGCTCTTTCATCATAAAAATCTTTTGAAGGAGTAATCGCAGAATTTATTGATTGCCATTTTTTAAATTCTTCTGATTGAAGAACTTCTTGTTCATTTTTATATTTGGTTAATAATTCTGCTATTTTCTTTGCCCTATTTGCTTCCCAAGCTTGTTTATCTGATTTTTTAGTTCTAAAAGCATCTAATTTTGCTCTACGTTCTTTCAGGATTTCAGCTATTTTTAAATCATCTCCTGTTTTTTTATTACCATCTCTGTCGTAAATAGAATAAAGGTTATTATAGTCTCTCCAAGCTTCTCTCATTTCTATATAGACTTCATCTGCAAGATTACCTTCATTATAATCTTTTCGATTATTCCTAATTTGAATATCTTGAATATTTCTTAATTTTTCTTGGTAAACATCCTTTATAGTTCTACCGTCAGAAAGTTGTATATCTAAAGAATCCAGTATTTTTTGATAGGCACTGCTATATTTACTTTCTTGATGTTCTTTCCTAAATTCTAATAGAGCTTTTTTAGCTTTTACAAGTTCCTCTCCTTCAGAAGTCTCTACTTTGTATTTAAGTAAGTCCTCTTCATAAAAAACATTTTGGTCAACATCTGTTAAATGAGTTAATTGAATTATAGTTTCAGTAGTACCATCTTTTTTTCTTATGAGTTTTTTTACTTCATAAACTAAATCAGAATTCAATTCTTTAGGATTATCTTTAGCACCTCCTACAGCATTTAAATATTCTTCAAATATTCTGCCAGTCTCCTCTTGCTTTATAGTAGCAATATCTTGAAGGTCTTTCATAATATCTGTCATATATTTTTCAGTACCTGCAATTATATAATCATCATTATTAATATTTGCAAATAAATTACTAAAAAACCAATCAGCATCCCCAAATTCCCCTTGAATTACTTTTGCAATTACATTAGGAGAAGGCATTAAATCAATCTTCTTTTGGATATCCTCTATTTCTTTTAAATATTTTTCTCTGGCAGAACCTGTTGCTTTATCAGCACTATATTGTTTTTGAGCTAAACGTTGTCTATATTCTTCAATCATTTTTTGTTTAGCTTCTTCAGTAAAATATTTATTCAATATCTCTGAAATAATAGGTAAGGAACGTTTAAAATATTCATTTTCTATCTGCTCTATATCTTTTAAAGCATAAGTAAGAGATTTAATCAAAATGTTATCCTCTTCTACATCACTTAATTCTGCAAGTGTAGCTGAAATATAAGATTTATTGTATTGAGCCAAATCATAACTTTTTTTCATAAGAGATAATAATTCCTGATTAGAGAGTTTTTCTGAATTTGCTACTATTTTAGAAAAATTACCCCTAATATTCTTAATTCCTATTGTCATTTCTTCAATGTAGTTCATGTATTGAACTAAAGTAGACAAATAGAATTTAACTTTATCTGGATTATCATCTGTCATCTCTTTCATTCTATCATAAAGAGAGTTCCAATCTATTTTAGTTTTTGCAAATAAACCATTCTCATCAAAAATTTCATAGAGTTTTTTATTTAATTCATCTTTAGACTCTCCATATTTTTTATAGATATCTACTATACCTTTAAAGGTATTTTCAAGTTGCTTTTCAAACTCTTTTGAATTGTCCTCTTGAATTTTAGTTGTAAGAGTAGATAAAACTTTTTCTCTATCAATTTGTTCTTTAGTTTTGGTTTTTTCTTCTAAAGGTTCAGCAATAGATGGAATGATTTTATCTACATATTTTTTATTATATACTACACTATAAAAATCCTTCGAAGTATTTATTACTTTTAAAGGATTAAATATTCCATTTACTATTTCAGGTCTATCTTTTATTTCAAGGTTTTCAGGTACATTAAATGAAATAACATCCCCTTCTTTATTAACATCTGCTACGTAGCTAATTGGCACAATTTGTAAATCAATATTTTTTACATCTAAAATACCTTTTAACATTTTAGCATAAAGACTCAGTTGTTCAGAGAATCCTTGTTTTTTTAATTCAAATTTATTTTTAGTAAGAGTAGAAGGAGAAGTCTCAAATACTTTTTTGTAATCTAAAAACATTGATTTAAAATCATGGATAACTACAGAACCATCTTTTTTTATCTCTAATAAATCTATAGTTCCTGCTATACCTGCATATTGATTACCAAAATTATTATCTAAAGCATGTATAGATACTTCACTAACTAAAATAGAGCCATTATTTTTTAAATAGGATATGTAATCATAGATATTTTGATAAATAGTTTTAACAGTATCAAGAGGATATCCTTTTTGATTAACTAAAAAATCAACTATTTCACTATCTTCTTTCACTACATATTTCTCATTCAGATTAATATTTTTTACTAAATCGTGAATGACATTACCCATTTCTATAAATCCCTCATACTTATTATCAAATTTAGGTTTATAAATCACTTTAGATACAGGAATTAACTCTCTTTTTTCTCCATCAGGATTTATAAAATATTGATGACTTTCTTCTTCAAATTCAACTAATTTATTATTTTCAATAACTTTAGTCAATATTTCTTTNTGTAAAGGTTCTGAAGGAGTATTTAAATAAAAATCCACCTCCTCGCTAGACAAGGAATAATAAGTCATTTCATCCCCCTTGATATCAAANCTAGTATTATTTTCAGANAATATAGATGCTAANTCAGTTANAGACATTTTTTCATCTAAAGTAGAAATATCTCTTTGNACAAAATCATTACCNAACATTCTGTCTAAAATAGATTTTAACCATTGTTTAAATTTATCAAACCAAGATTGTTGTTCAGGAGTAAATTCAGATACTTTTTTAGTAAGAGCCTGAGTCAAAAACTCTCTATTTTTATCAAATATTGAACTATAGACTTTATCATAATCTTGAAAAATTTGTTCTTTTAGCTCAGGAAATAATTGTTTAGCCTCTCCTAAAAGAGATTTATATAGCTCAGGGTTATCTTTTTCTAAAGCATTCACAAAAGGATGTAAAAACTCTTCTATTGTAATATCTTTAGATACCCTTTCTTTAATAATATAAACTTGTCCTTTATGATAAAATGAATTAATTTGTTTACCTAACCCATCAACTTTAGCTTGAACTTCTTTAGGTATTTCATTAATAGAAATAACATTCACTCTAATATTAGGGAACATCTTAGAAAATCTATTAATAACGGGTTGAATAACTTTTCTAAACCATTTGTTATTTGGAAGATTTTGTAATTCTTGTTTTTTTGACAAATTTAAAGAAGGTAATTTTTGAAAAGGTAATTCATCAGCACCAAATTGGTCATATAGTTCCTGAGAAGATGATGTGTTTATACGTTTAACCTCACTTCTAATTAAACTTCTTGGATACTTCTTAGCTACTTCTTTTAAAGCTGCTATTTTAGTNTTTATTAAAGCTTGAGAGGTATATTCTTTGTTTTCATGTTCCAATTCCTTTTTTTCTATGATAGTTGCATCTTTAGGTAAACCTTTTAATTGTTCGGTTTTAATATACTCTTCAGCTTCTTTTTTATTTTTAAAAGATGTGCTTAACCACTGAGCATCATTAGAATTGATGTAATAGTTTATTACTTCTTTTTTAAGATTATTTTTAACACTATCAATACTTTCTTTTAAAGTTTCTTTAGTGATTTTAGGAGAAATACCTTTACTGTTGCCCCT